AGTATCCGTTTGCGTTTGCACTTGCACGGGTGCGGTTGTAGTTAGTGCGATTGATAGGGCGATTGCTGTTATCATATTACAAAGTTATTAGAATTTAGCGATTATTTTCCAGTTGGTGCCATCCGACATTATTTGTACGGTGGCATATTGTACGGATAGTGAATAAGTAGTTGCCCCATCAATAGTTTCGGATGCGTTACCATCTACGGTTATAGTACCCGCTCCGCTATTCTTAATAATCAGTATTCTACCTGTGCGACCCGAAGATGCTGGAAGTGTAACGGTGAAAGTACCGGAAGTACAATCAATTACATAATCATCATTCGTAGCGGTGTATGCGCCTGTTTTGGTAACGTAGGCTTGTTTAAATCCGATACCGGAGATTGAGCCGTTGACTTGTAATTCATCAACTCCGTTGTCGGTAGTGGTTCCTATGAGTAAAGTGTTTGCTAAATAATTTCTACTCCCACCAACAAAGTATAATCCCCATTTATTTGTGATTGTGCCGCTCTCTGTATCGTAATACAACCCGTATGATGTTGTTGCAGATGTTACACTTAAACCATTATACCATGAATAAATTGTAGTAGGAGTTCCGAAAGTAGGATTTTGAACAAAAGCGAATTGTGTTGCCCCTGTTGTTCCCGCAGTTCCAGAAATCTCAAAAAGCCTATCTGAAAATACAGTAGTTGCAGAAGGGTTAACCGTAGTTCTGCCCTTAAGCATAGTTGTGCCATCAACTTGTGCATTGCTTGTTACTGATAATGTTTGTGCCGTTGCCTTTGCCGATACATTCATTCCTCCACTCACCTGCAACTTATCAACTCCGTTATCGGTGGTAGTATTTATCAGTACCGCACCGCCCGATGCAATATCCATAGCCCTTGTTGCAGCAGCAGTACCCACATTCCACGTATGCCCTAATGCGTAATAAGATTGAGCCATGTAGGCTAAAGTATTACGATTGTATGCCTGTAATAATACTCCACTTGATACTCCTCCTGTTGGGGCTACCTCGAATCCCGATAGCCCTGCATTACTTACAACAAATTTATTCGAGGCGTTTGTTGTACCTACTCCAATATTGCCCGAGGTGTTAATAGTCATAGCCACCGCCGATGCAGAATCCACAATGGATGAATTGCCGAGAGTTGTACCTGCGGTGAACTTAGGCACCCTGTTAATAGTACCACTACCGCCAACACCACCTCCCCCTGCACCAACCTTCACCCATGTACGCTTGTACTTAATGTAAAGAGATGAATCAGCCGGCCTTATCAGTATTTGCGAACTATCAGCCGCAACTCCGGCGGCGGTATCCTTAGTAGGAATACCCAACCCATTAACGTAACGTACCTTACTACCTGTTTGCTGCCATTGTGCGGATGCTGATAGCGAACACAGAGTAAGGGTAATTAATAATAATCTTTGTAACATAGTTAGTGTTTATTGTACTAAAATAATAATTTTCTCCCCTGTAAAGAATGGCACTCCGGCATCTACTTCGAGCGTACCACTTGAGATAGTCCACTTTGCCCCCGTTCCCGGTGTTCCCGAATAAACAATGGTCTCAAACGATGTACCGCCACGTGAACCGTATAACATAGTTTTACCCGCCCCACCCGGTATAACGATAGATGTTTCCCCACCCCCGGCGGTGTATTGCAGTACCTGTGTAGTAGTTCCGCTAATAACAACCCCTGTGGGGGTTATGGTTGTGCCTGCTAATGAATACGCCCCAGTACCTTGATAGTTTACCTGGTAGGTGCTAATGTCCTTGTTATTGCCCTGTAATGAGATTGATTGTAACCATACTAAGCCCGATACGATAACCAACCCTCCTGTAGTACCGTTATCAATAACAAACTTGAAAGATACTATCTCCCTGGCAAGTTGGGAGTTCAGCATAAACAGGTACGAATAGTCATCTAACACCACCAAGCCATCGCAGGAGATTGACCACGAAGCAACATCCGGGCGGGATTCTTTGAACCATGCGGATGCAATGCCTGTGGTTTCCATCTCATTTACATTCACGCTGAATGTGCAATTCCTTGCACACGCAATTAGCGTATCAGTCATTGCGATTGAGTTGTAGCGGTATATGTTTAGCTTTTGGCCGGTTACGGGGGTCATATTATTAGCATTGTGCGCCTTGTTCTAAATCGGTGCCTGTTAAAGTAAATGGTGTACCCTGTGCGCATACAAACTGCCCAGGGGTTAATGTTGCAGCCGGGTAAGAAGTTCCATCACATGCAACGTAATCGCCTAACCAGTTGGCTGCTGAATTATTGTACCAATTAAAGCAGGGTGTTGGCGGTGTTGGCGGTATTGAACTTACTAATGTGTACGGCAAATTAGTATTAGATACCTCTAATGCAGTACCGGATATTGTGTTGTTAACGTAATCTAATGTGCAACTGCTATACGTAAACCTTGCAGTATTTATGCTAATTACGGATGTTGGGTCTTCGACTCCAAAGTTATCAACCAACCCGATTACTTTTGATCCGGTGAATAAATTGTATTGCGTTAATTGTAGGTTAATATTTGCCTTGCCGTAAATATTATACAATTGGCTAAATAGTAACGCAGTCAAATTGGCGTAAGAGGGGCCACCGGAAAACCGAGAAAATGTTACAAGTGCATTATCTGAAACGGATAAAATAGATTGTATTTGCGATACGTTAGTTGATGGGAATGGCCCGCCAATGGGCGAGTTAATAGACTTCTTATAAAGGTTATTAGATGTCTGATTGTATAAAGTTTGCTTTTTTGCTAACGTAGATGAACCTGTTTTTTTTAGATTAGCAATAAATACGGATGTTATTCCTGATGATAAAGCCCGAAAAGATATAGTTAGATTGCCTGTAGCGGGTGCAGGTAGTGTTGTTATTGTTCGAGTCTGAAAGGTTGTATTTGTTATCTCATCATCATAGTATTGAGTTGCACCCCAAGCCCCTGCACCTGATATTAGTTTTGCATAGTTTGTAGTTGACATTCCTGATGTAATCTTTATTTCTACACCTAAATTACCTATAACATTGCATTTAGTTTGATATTCTATTGTAATAATATCTCCCTCATTAACAACCCCACAGGATAAAGCGTTTAGTGTAGTATTAGTACTACCGGATGTAATTTGCGCCCCATAGATTCCATCAACCGTAGTCATTGTAAAAGTACCACCGCTTCCAAGCGACCTACTCCAATTAGTGGGTATGCCAGTACCGTAGTCAAGCAAAAACATATTGCCGTTATCAACCGTGTTTTGTGCATAGTTTAAATCAGATATAACCTCAAGCGATGTAAAGCCCTTTTTGATTACTTTAGTTTGGCTATTATCAATAAAGTAATAAGGTGTACTAACATCACTTAGGTATGGGGTAATTCTTCTGTTAATGTTAACCGTACTCAAGGTATCGGTTGCGCTTGTGCTATCGGTACGAAATACACGCAGCGTATCGGATGCCCTTTCGTTCACCGAGGTAATCCACCACTCACCACCCGACTGATATAGTTGCGCTCCATGTGCCACACAAATATCCTGTAACACATCGTAACAACTTTTGAACGTATAATCATTGTTAGTCCAAGTAGTTGGGAATATGTGAGTTTTGCGGATATAAGATTCAGCCGTACTATGGGCGGTAGCATAATAATTTATAGCCGAATTGATATAGATTGTAACCGGATAGGCAATATTAAGTAAGCAGTTGCGGATAATTTGCAGTAGCGATTCGGATGTGTTTATTGTTGCGGATGAAGGTTGATATGGTACGGTTTTGAGCAACCCTAATCCATCCACACAAATTATATCAACAAAGTTTCTGCCAGTTGTAAATTGTATGGCTATACTATCCATTAATACAAACCCCTGCCATATAAAGTACGTTCCATTATTGGCAACAAACCGAACGTAATACTTGCGGTCATCCGTAGAAACTAAATCCGGGTAAGGCCCTGTAAAATCGGTGAAGTCTGCCCGGATGTTAAATATAGTTGGCAGTATTGGTTGGAATGGGTCATCGCCCGACCCTGCGCAGGTTAGCACAAACGGACTCATACCGGAGTTTACATTGTACTCCGGCCCTGTGTAGCCGTTTTCCCACATTTCAGCCGTGTAGGTTAACCCTGATTTGCTGATAGCTGAAAATATGTATTTCTTGCCGTATGCCATTTTAGTTTGTTAACCCTCTGAAGGTATTAGTTCTTTGCTGACTCAACCAAATATCCTGCCCCTGTATTCTGCCCTCAACTATAACCTTACTCGCCCCACTCCCCCCCATCTGCGATGCCGATGCAATGATTTGTTTCATCTGGTCGGGGCGTACAATATGCTCTGTACCGTGTAACATTACAGGGTAGCCGGATTGTGGGCCGGATACGGTACCGCCTTCAGCGAAGCCTAATAACTTGCCGAACCCCTTTAGGAATCCACCTGCTTTACTTGCCCCGCCCACCGGATTGATAGCTGATAGTATTGCCTGGAATATTGCCGCCTTAGCTGCTGCCATTGCAATATCAATAGCCAACTGCTTAAACATATTACCAAACGCTTCACCAATATTACCTCCGTTAGCCATTGCATTTGCTATACCTGTGATGCCCTGCATTGCTCTATCGGTTAGCTGATTGGCAAGTTCGAGCCGTGCATTCTTTTGATCTTCAAGATTTAATTGCTTTGCAGTTATTTCATTCAACGCAGCATTGCCATCCATTGTAAGTTTGAGATTGGTTAGGTCTTTCTGTTTGGCTTTCTCTTGCATAATAAAGCCCTGCCCCATCATTGCCTGTTGTAACCGCTT